CTTCGGATGCATTAAGAATTACTCAACTTGGTTCTGGAAATGCCTTAGTTGTTGAAGATGAAACAAATCCCGATTCAACACCTTTTGTAGTTACTGGTATTGGAAGTGTTGGTATAGGAAAAGCAAGTCCCGTAGCAAAACTTGATGTTGTAGGAGATGCAAGAATTTCTAATTCTGTTCTTGCATCTACTTTTATTGGTGATTTAACAGGAACAGCAACAAATGCAACAAACCTTTCAGATGGTGCAAATATTACTACGGGCACAATTAATGATGCGAGATTGCCATATATAATTACATCAAACCTATCAGCATCCACAGGAATTTCTACAGTTACTAAACTTAGATCTGAAAGTATTGGAATTGGAACCGATACTTTTACTTCAGATTTAGCAATCATAAAGGATGCCTCAGTTTCTCTTGAATTAATTTCTAGAACGGGAAATACAACAATAGGTCTTGGTTCAGAAACTATAGGTAATAATAACACAGCAAGAATTAAATATACACCACTCAGTCAAGTTTTAGATTTTGAAAATTATGGATCTGGAGAAGTTAATTTCCACGTTCATAAGGGAACTGGTGCAGTAGTTGGTACTCAAACTGGAGGATTTTATTTTAAAACTGGTTCTGTCAGTAGGACCTTGATGAATTTGGCTTATGATGGAAGAGTCTCAATAAATGAAGAAGTTCCTTTATTGACTGATTTAGGTTACCGATTGATGGTCAATGGCAACACCAAAATTAGAGGAAGATTAGATTTAGATCAAGGAATAACTGCTGGTATTGTAACTGTTTCCAGTTTAAACAGTGTGAGTCCATCTACATTCCCAACAACTCAAAACTTTAACACTCAATCTGGAATATCAACATTTAATCAGTTTAGAGTTACAAATCTATTAAATGTAACTGGTGTAAGTTCTTTTGCGGGAATTACAACGTTCCTTAGTGGAGTTTCAATTGGTAGTTCCACTGTAGGTACAAATAGCCCATTAAACATTTATTCGACAGCAACATTAACAAATTCTACTCTTGGACTGTCTACATCAAAAATTTATTATGATTATGTGGGAGGAATAACGACAGGATTCTCAGATCCAAGAAATCAAACAAAATTAAGTGGACTTATTGCGGATCCAAATAAGAAAATTTCTGCGTTTGGTTATGGTGATTATCAAGTAAGAACCGGTGGATTGAGTATTATTTGTCAAGATTATATTAATATACATCCATCCATTGCCATTACTACTGCAGGTAATTGGGAAGGATTGACTGTAGCAGAAAATAGTGATATGGGTCTAAGATATTCAAATGGTAGTAATTTACCAATGATTGGTATTAATACTATATTTGCAAGATCAATTGTTGATGTTGGTTATGCAGTAACTTCAATGAATAGTTACTTTATACCACCAAGATTAACGACCACAGAACTTTATTTTGTAAGTCAATTGTGGAATCCTGCAGTTGCTGGTCCTTCAGCAGGTAACTGGTTTAATCATTTGAGAGCAAATTCTTCTACTCCAAATGGTGTTGTAAGTGGTGCAATTGTTTTTGATACAACTGCATCACAACTTAAGGTTGGTATTGGAAGCACGACTTTTGTTGGTATTGCAACATTTACAAATAATCATAGTGGATTTAGTGCATTTATTCCACCTAGGATGAGTACCACTGAAAGAAATACAATGACAAATGCTTGTATTTCTAGTGGAGCAATCATTTATAATTCCACAACAGATAGATTGGAAGTCAGGTTAAAAGGTTCCTGTTTTGGTATTACAACTGCAGTCTAATACTTGACATAATCCTCAAATACCACTAGACTACCTTTGTCTGGGTTGGAGATGAGGCTCTAGGCCACTTTAAGAACCGTCACAGGACCCCTCACAGGGTCCTGTTTTTGCTGTATAATATTCCTATATTCAATGAGACCTGTGATTCAACTCCGTCCACACCAAGAACGTGCTCTGGATGCTCTTGTCAAGTATCAGAAAGGTCAAGTCATCATTCCGACTGGTGGTGGTAAGACCAACGTTGCTATCTTTGATGCTTTGCGTGAGTTTCAATCTGATGCTCCTAAGACCATTGTAGTGGTTGCTCCTCGCATTCTACTTGCTGAGCAACTTTCTAGTGAGTTTCTTGAGTTTATCACCACTGCTGCTGTTCTTCACGTTCACAGTGGTGAGACGCATCACCAGAGCACCACTAAACCTGCTGAGATTCATAACTGGTCTCTTCGTGCTTATAAGCATCAACTGATTTTCACTACCTACAACTCCCTGCAACGTCTGCAACAGGCAGATCTTAAGGTTGATACGATTTACTTTGATGAGGCACACAACAGTGTTCAACGTCACTTTTTCCCTGCTACGGAGCACTTCTCTTCTACTGCTGACCGCTGCTATTTCTTCACTGCTACTCCTAAGCATTCTGCTACTATTTCCAAACCTGGGATGAATGATGGTGCAGTGTATGGTCAGGTGATCTGCAATGTGCCAGCACCTGAACTTGTTGAGGGTGGTTTCATTGTGCCCCCTAAGGTTGTGGTGCAGCAGTTTGAGATGCTGGGTAAGGGTCAAATCGTTGCTGATGTTGACTGTGAGAATCTGATTCAGACCATCGATGCTCAAGATGTGGGTAAGGTTCTGATTTGCTCCAAGGCAACTAAGCAGATTCAGAATCTGGTTTCTCAGACTGATTTTTGCACTCAACTGGAGGATCGTGGTTATTCTTGGATGTATAGTACTGCCAAGACTGGTGCCGTGATTGATGGTCGTAAGGTCAACCGTGAGGTATTCTTTGACACTCTCTCTGCTTGGGGCAAGGATGACTCTAAGAAGTTCGTTGTTCTTCACCACAGCATCCTGAGCGAAGGCATTAACGTTTCTGGACTGGAGGCAGTGCTGTTTATGCGGTCTATGGACTACATTGGGATCTCCCAGACCATCGGACGGGTGATCCGTCTCCACAAGGACGACGCAGAGGGTCTCAGCAGTGGCAGGATTGCCCCTGGTGCCCTTGCAGACTACACCAAGTCGTTTGGACTGGTCTGCATCCCTGTCTACTCTTCTGTGGGCATCAGCACCGCAAAGAAGGTGCAAGCAGTGGTCGATACGGTGTTCAATCAAGGTCTCCCTGCCATCAGCGTTGTCAAACGTTGATTTTTCTGCTAAACTACTTACACACAAGGAGGAATCCCCAATGCGTTGCAAAGTCGAACTCTATGTTGCTGGTAAAGTGTTCTATGAGCACGTTGAAGCACGGGACTATCAGGATGCCAAACGTACTGCAATTGCACGTAATCCAACAGCAAAAGTGGTCAGTGTGACTGCCGTATGAACATTCAAAACGAAACTCTCCTGAACTCTGTACCAGGAGACCCAAATGGATATGTGACTAAAGATGGAATGTGGGCAGCAGTTCCTTGGGGAAAAAAATTCATTATCATTCATAATGGACATCAAGTTCATACTGCAAACAACTACAAATCCGCAAAAACCTACATTCAAAAGTCCGCAAAAGGTGCATCGGTTTCTAGTTTAGATAAGTTTCTTTAAACTCGTTAAATAGTATAACTGTCCTACACATTATGGAAGAATCTTCTGAACTCAAATGGAATCGTGGTCTTGACTTGTTTATTGAAAGTGTTCATAAACCAGACCACGAACTCCGTCAATGTGCTCACAATCAAAAGTGTTACAACGAACTAATGGCAGTTCGTGACCACGTTTTAGAATATCTAAAAACAATCAGACGATGACTTATTACGGTTGGTTTGTTGTATTTGCAGTAGTGGCATACTTCATTGTAACAGATGATAGTGTCGCTGCTGCTTTTTATTATCTTATAAGGTTAGCAAAATCTAACTTTGAGAAACAAAAGTGGTGGTTACTGAACAATCCACGTAATCCTGTGGTAAAATATCTAATGTGGCGTCGTTCTATGAAACTCGCAAAGGAGTTAATGGACGAATACGAAAATAAATAACACTACATCTGGTAATACGTATGCTCTCTACACAATATCGCCTGCGTCTTGAAGTAATCTGCGATAAGATTGCAACTGGCGATGAGGTGAGTTTAGAAGATATGATCTGGGCAGAAAAACTTGCAAAAGCAAATCGATCTGCTGGAACAATGCTACGTCAGGCAAGAAGGAAAGCAGAAAATCCTGATATGCAAGACGGAGATATGGATGATTTTTTGAATCAACTTGACATTGGTGGTACTGGAAACGAACGTTTTGGTATTAAAGGATTTAATAGTGTTGATGATATTGTAGATTTCTTTGGTGAAGGTAGGGATAAACCAGATGATTGGAGACAACGTGACTGATAGAATTATCAGTCAATACACTGACATATTTGATGAAACCCAGGTAAATAATATTTGGGAATACTTAACTAAACCAAATTGGGGATTTTGGCAGTCTAGTAGACCAGACTCTAAAAATTTTTTCTGGTATATGAATCTTGATGATCATTCCTTTTTCACTCAAGAATTATTTTCTAAAATTAAAACTTTAATTGGTGAAGATTTTTTTATTGAAAAAGTCTATGCGAATGGTCAAACTTTCGGATTAGATGGGGAATTTCATATTGATGACCCAGATGATAATGCATATACTTTTCTTTATTACCCTATGAGAGATTGGAATTTATCTTGGGGTGGTGAAACAGTCATTCTTGATCCTGAAGGTGTGATAAGCACTATACATCCGATGCCAAATAGTGCTATAATATTCCCATCAAATTGGTTACACTGTGGTAAATCACCATCTAAAAACTTCACAGATTTGAGAGTCACCATTGCTTATAAATTGAAAAAATGAAACCCAACTTTCGTAAGGTATTAGAGATGGCACTGGAAGAAGGTGTTCGATTTGGATACAATCGTGCTCATAAACACGTAGAAAATCCACATCAAGATGCTGTGGTTGATTGTGTGGTAGATTGTGCGATGAACTCCCTGTATGAATGGTTTGATTTTGAGGAGAACAATGAACTTGGTTAAATTTAATAAACGCAAATTTTTGATTAAGTACAATCATCGTGAAGATTTTGGGCACGAATGGTATGTTCAGATCTTAAATATCAAGCGTTGGAGTTTGATTCAAGCATCTGTAAGTTGGAATGATTATCCATCCTGGCCTTATCTACAAATTAAGTCTGGATCTGGTGATGTGTTGAGTATTCTATTTTGGGCATATAAGTTTGGATTTGATATTGATTTTATCTCTCGCACTTGGAACTGGGATCATTTGGAGGAACTAGATGAAGACGAAACTGAACTGGTTTGAGTATTACTTCGGTCATTGTTTCCAAACTGGTTGGAGAGAAATCTGGAACAACTTTAAGATGTGGAGAGATCTCATCAGTGGAAACTATGCCGATTATGCTCTGCTAAAGAATGACGACCCATACGAAGAATGTTATCAGTGGTTCTGGACTTCTATCAATCTTGACGAAACATATCCTAAAGAGTTTCTTGAGTACCTGATGGAAATGTGTGACAGAATTGATCGGGGTGAAGAGAAACTGATTCCATTGGATGAAGATTTCTTTAATAGAATAAAAGAACTTACTGATGATATAGAGTTGAATGATGAAGACTTTACCTGATAAAAGAGAACTGGATATTATGTGGACGGTTGCCACATCGACCAGTATTGAAACTGGCACAAGACCCCACTACGGGTTTGCCAACCTGCTGTATGATTACCTCACAGACAACCTCAAAAACAAATACGGAGTTGAACTCTGCTATGAACCTCAAAGAGAAGAAGGCACTGCTCAAGAAACTTGAGACTGCCTACAATACCTGTTTTGATTGTGGGAAGAAGTATGGAGTGTATTCTGTAGGATGCTCCTCTGTTTATGAGTCAAAGTGTGGTGTATGTGGTGAAATCAAACCCATTACGGAGACTCGTGACTTTGCTTATTTCTTTCCTACCATTCGAAAACTGAAACTAGAGATTCAAAATGAGAAGAGTAACAGTCAAACCAAAGTCCAGCAAAGCGAAGAACCGTCTTGCTAATACTATGGACAACAATCCTGTTTGTATTGTAGAGCAGGATACTGGTGGTGAATTGTTCCTTGCTTCCGAAAATCGTAAATACTTTTTTTGGGTTAGCACTCGCACTGGTACTAACCGTTTTGGTGACAAATCTGACGCACATTGGGAGGTTATTGAATGAGTTTTTCTAAAACTGTTTCTGTTTTTGCTGCTCTTGCAAGTATCTTTGCTGCTGGTGCTACTGGTTGGAAACTTGCAGATTCACAAAAAGAAGTTCCTTTGAGTCCATTAGACCAAAAGGTGATGGAGTTGGAGAAGAAATTGGACCAAGCACAGCAACCGCAAGTTGCTCCTGAACCAGTAAAACTTCCAGCACCTATCGTTCAAACACCACTACAACCTAACGTACTTCCTGCTCCAACACCACCTCCTCCTGTTCCTGAAAATGCCACTCCTTGATACTCTCAACTACTTCATACAAGACCAAGAAGGACACCTACAATGTCTTGAATGGGACATCAGGGAGGAAACCAATTATGAGAACAATGACATTGATTGGTATTGTGAACAGTATGATGAAGCAAAACAACGAATAGAAGACCTTAAACAAATCAAATCCATTATTGAAGCACAACAATGACTTACGATCAACTCTACGAGCACATTGTCAACTACATTGCTCAACCACTAGATGATAAGCGTCGTGCCTGTCTGATTCTGGGTGCATTTATGGAGTTTAACCTTGATTGTCTTGATGAAGGTGTAGACCCTCGCACTATTGATATGACTGGTTTTGTGAATGAGAAACTTGATGAACTGGAGGGCAAATGAGATTTCGTGATATTGAGTTCCGTTGGAGTAAATGCAACAACAAGTATGAACTCGTTAAGTGGTATCAATCTAATGGTTCAGGACAAGAGAACTGCTATGTGATTGCTTTTTTTGATAAAGGCAAAGAGTGTTATGATATGAGAACCATCGGTACTAGGTTCTTTGAGGATAAAGATGCCTGGGTTGTAGGTAAGTATGGTTTGGAGTTTCTAAATGAAATCTTTGAGATTGAAAGGATTGAAGAGGAACTGAAATGAATAAGGACGAATACTACGATTGGATTGCCGAAAATGATTCATATCCAGAACATTCTCATAAGTGGATAGTGGGACTTTATACTCCTGATGGTGGTAGATTTGATATGCTACACAGATACTTTGGACCTTTTGAAACCAAAGAACAAGCACGGGTATTCGCAGCAGATTATAAGGACAAATACACAAAACCAGGATTTATTTCCAGAACCAAAATCTTTCCCCTC